AACCCTGAAGTATATTACAAAGTCATGGCGTATGGAAACAGTAGGGTAAAAGCGTACTGGCGCAAATATGTACTCTTAGACACCAGATGGCTTCCAAGTGCCGCCTCAGAACAACGTAAGAATAAAATTGAAACACAGTTATTGGAGTGGGCAAATGCCAAAAAAGACTAAAAGAAAAGGGGGTTTCTCTAAAGCTACCTTACTCGAAAGAAAACAGTTGTTTGTTAACGACCTAACTGGTCGGACTGCCCCTGAAGGGCAATACAGAGTAATATCTATTGCTAGTAATGAGCTTAATTCTAAGCAAGAGGTGTGGGTAGAAGGAACCTTTACCTCTTTTCCAGAGGCTAAGGAGGTTGCAGATGACAAAGCAGTAGATGGTGTGGTATGCTACATTCACGGTAGTGGCCCAAGAGTGATTTATAGAGTAAGGATTTAGATGCAAAGCTTTGAATATATAGAATCTGGTGTTTTATTTAATCTAGTAGACCCTACAAATTTTAAAAACTTCAGGTATACGGGTAAAGACTTCGCAAAACATGGGGAAGTTCATACGTTTATCCTTGATTATGTAGACCAGTACAGGGAAACGCCTTCCGTTTCTACACTGTCTGAAAACTATCCAACGCTAGACGTTTCAGCACAGACCCTAAATTACGATTATGCAGTTGACCAGTTTAAAGATCAGGTCATTTATCGTAAAATTGTGAATTCTATCCAATCACAAAAAGAACTACTTAAGGAAAACCCATCAAAAGCATTATCGACTATTATTTCAAATCTAGGGGATGTTGAAATAGAGACCGATGAAGATGTGTCTATCTATAATAGTGGAACTTCTGAACGGCTTGAGGAGTGGCAAGAGCGAACTAGGAAACGTGCGCTTGGGGATGGTATGATGGGCATACCTACTCCCTTTAAATCGTTTAATGGTACAGGTGTTGGTTGGATGCCGGGAGAACTTATTGCTATGTTTGCCCGCCCAACGGTAGGAAAGACATGGATGTGCGTTGAGGCTGCTGCTACCGCAGTGATGGCTGGGCATAAGACCTTATTAGTATCTACTGAAATGACAACTTCAGCTATTAGTTTAAGGGCAGACGTAGTATTAGCTAAAAAGATGGGGTATAACTTTTCCCACAGGGCTTTACGTAATGGCGACCCCATAGATGAAGACCAATATAAAAAGTTCTTACAGGAACTTAACGGTAGGTCATTGCTGGTTTGTGACCATATAGAGGGTGAGTCCACTATTTCTATAGAGAGCATTGCCCGTTTGATACGAAAACATTCACCAGACTTCGTAGTTCTAGATGGTATTTATTTGATTTCCTCAGGAGACGGGAAAAAGGCTATGTGGGAACAGTCACACGCCCTTTTCTACGGAATGAAGAATTTATGTATTTCGACTAATACGGCTATATGGGTTTCAACACAGGCAACTAGAGAAGCAGCAAACATGTTTGAGCCGCCCAGAGCCGATCAAGTAGCGTTCGGAGACGCTCTTATCAGAGCCGCCGACGTTGCAATGGCAATGTGCCTTATTGAAGATAACGACGATAAACGTTTAATGCAGATTCAGAAATACAGGGACGGGGTTTTACCGTCTGAAGAATATTACTTGCATTGGGACGTAGACTGTGGTACGATTTATGAAGATGATGAGTTTTCTATCATTGACGACGACGATTTAGATAATGGTGGTTTTTAGTAAGGAGTTTTTTAATGGGTTTATTTGATTTATTCAAATCTGATGAAGATGGCATAGTAGTAAAGCAAGGCACTTCTAAAGGGCCGGGAAAGCCTACTGTTGACATTACTGTTGGTGACATTAAGCAAGGTAAAGTTACAGATGGTAACGGATACACAAGTGACATTGTTTTGTTTTTACGTGCCTCGAAAGGTAAGTAGTGGTCAATTGGTCTAGTTTATTACTTAATGTGGGTATTGACGTACCCTCCGAGCGTGAACAATTTAATATCTCCTGCCCTTTCCATGTAGATCAACTACCTTCCTGCTCTATTAATGTAGAAGTAGGTAAATGGATATGTTTTGCGGGGTGTGGGCAGGGTTCTTTAGTAACATTTTTAGCTAAATACACAAGTAAGGATATTACAGAGATTGAGCAGGATATTGCTAATAATGCAGTTGAGATTGAATTCGACTTCTTTGAGGAGGACTTTCCTCTTCCTAACCAATTAGAAGAAGTAGACTACCCCGGTAGTCGTGGAGTGGTTCCTAAATGGATTTTTAACAGGGGGTTTTCTCCCAGTACCTTAAAGTCTTGGGATTGCGGTATGAATAAGTATAATGACTTAATCATACCTGTACACGATGCGTCATCAAAGCTAGTCGGTTGGATGGAACGAAGAATAGATGCGACACCGAAATACATGTATTCTAAAGGTTTAAAAAAATCGCAGCTTTTATTCGGGGAGCATAAAGTAAAGTCAACGCAAACAGTTTGTATTACTGAAGGCGCTTTAGACACTATGTGGTTAACGCAAAACGGTTATATAAGTCTTGCCTTATTAGGGGCTTCATTTTCACGAGAACAACAAGCTAGATTAACAGCCTTAAAACCTGAAGAAATAATCCTATGTTTAGATAGTGATGAAGCAGGACAAAAAGCAATTAATAAAATTAATAGTTGCATGAAAGATACTTGTATGGTATCATGGATAGAGTTACCCAAAGGGGTTAAGGACGTACAAGAGATACGTAAACAATCATTACTTAATGAAGTAATAGAAAACAGAGCTTTTTGGTAAAAGCTAAAGGAGGTACGTATGGGTGGCATATTCGCTATTCAAAACAGGGTTGAAGAACGTTCTAACCCTCAATCTCAATCTAGTGGTCAGGAAATCTTTTTTAAAGATGGTGACCAAGCATTTCTAACACCTGTCGCTTCGGGAGAAGAGAACGATAAGTTGTTAGATGAAGTCTATCTTTACACATACCGTTCGGGTACTCGTTGGATTAACCTTCTAAAAGACGACGACACAGACGCTTCAGAGGTTCCAGACAACGTTAGGCCCTCCCACAAGTTTGCGTTCTGGGCTTATGTCCATGATATCATGCATACTGAGAAGCGTTTTGATGATTGGGAAGAAGTAGAAGGCCCGCAGGGTAAGAAGTTGTTTGTTCAGCATGTTGACGATTTCAGGGTTATCCCTCTAGGGTTTGGTCGTAGTAACTACATTTGGAACCAGTTAGTTGACATCTATAACGACTGGGGTACATTGTCTAAGGGTGTTGTCCGTGTAAAGCGAACAGGGACAGGCATGTATGACACTTCATATGCTCTTTCTTCAACTAGCCGCCCTACAGTCATTCCTGAAGATAAACTGGCTCAAGTTTCGGACTTAGTAGACATAAAGAGTTACTACAAAGATCGGTATGGGGGCAGCCAACCAAGTGGCACAGCGGCTCACCCGAACGATACGCAGGGTGTTTCATTAGACCTTGCAGACGACCTGTTCGGATAACCCTTTGTTACGGTAGTTATTTCCTGCTGGGGACTCGCCCTCCCCAGTAGGGTAACTATTACTTTTAGGAGAGTTATGCTAGTTACGGCTAAAGTGTTCGATGAGACGTTAGACAAATTAAAAGCACATCCTGCATGGACGGTTGATGTAGAAACTAACGGCTTAGACTGGTTCGGGAAAAACCAGATTTGCGGCATAGGGGTTGGACTAGACACAGGCGAAACCTTCTACTTTCCCTTCAGGCACTTCCCATCCTTAGAGTCCCAAAACTTATTCCCACCTCAGCTATTCCAGCTTATACAGGTAATGAATAAATGCACTACCCTCATTGGTTACAATATAAAATTTGACCTACACTTCTTAGAGAAGGAAGGGTTAAGCATTAAGGGTAAAGAATTAATAGATGTTATTGTACTGGTAAGATTAACGGAACCCGCAGATGTGAGGGAGTTCTCACTTACCACCACTATTAAGCGTCTCTACGGTGATGAAGCAGCCGAGTATGATATTTCTACAAAGAAAATATTACGTAAGAATAAGTGGCACAAGGACTTTTCTCAAGCACCGCCAACAATTCTTGGCCCTTACTGTGAAAAAGATGTTGAGTATACATGGAGAATCTGCCAAGACCGCTTACCACAGATAGAAAAAACCAAACAAACTAGAGTGTTTGAACTTGAAAAAGAGTTGACTCATGTTTTATTTGATATGGAAAAACGTGGATTATCCGTAGACAACGTTTATGCAAAGCAAGCCGCAGAGAAGCTTAGTAAAAGACAGGAACAGATTAAAGAACGTATTTTCTCTCTGGTAGGGCATGAATTTCTACTTACTAGCCCTGTTCAAGTCGGCACTGCTTTAAAGGGGTTAGGTATCTCGTCGGTAGTCCAGACAACTAAAGGGAATGAGTCTTGGGGGGAAGAAGCTTTAGCGCAGATAAACCATCCAGTTGCAGGATACATAAGACAGTACAGGACATTAGGTAAGTTAAGATCAACATACTTGGAGCCTTACTTTGATATAGATACTATCCATACCACCTTTTGTAACTGGGGCACCTTAACAGGTAGACTGTCTTCCAGAGACCCAAATTTACAGAATTTACCTAGAACACATTTCAGACTTTCGGATAAAGCTCTATCCTCACAGGAGCGAGAAACCGTTAAGGGTCGCATATCTGCGGCAGTCTCCGCTAAGGGCGGTACGTTCAACCAAGACCTATCTGATGAGGTCATTGACACGTGGGGGTTTATTGGGGATGAGTCTTTTAATGAAGAAGAAGAATCTCAAGTTTCTATACGTCGATTATTTGTAGCACGACCGGGATATACATTAGTTGGGTTTGATTATTCTCAAATGGAAGTACGAGTATTCCTAGACTACTTCCGTAACGCAGAAATTGATGTTTTACTTAAAAAGGAGAATGTTGATTTCCATGGGGAAGCGGCAACTTTAGCATTTAATGTTCAGAAAGACGACCCAGAGTACAAGTACTATCGCCAAATGGCTAAAGCTATTACCTTTGGGACTATTTATGGGATCGGTGCTAGGAAATTAGGTATCCAGCTTGGGGTGCCAATGGGTCAAGCTACGGAGTATAAGAAAAAGTACTTCAAAGGCTTAAAGGGTTCAAAGGAGTTCTTCGAGAAAGTGGTACGGGTTGTCAGTAGTAGGGGGTGGATTAAGAATAGGTACGGCAGAGTTTACGTGGTGCCTAAAGATTTAGCTTATAAAGGTGTAAATTATCTGATTCAAGGTACTAGCGCCGACCTAATGAGTGAGAGAATGATAGAAGTAGCTAAATACCTAGCAGACAAGGAAAGTAATATATTAGTCCAAGTTCATGATGAGATTATTTGCGAAGTTCGTAACGAAGAACTGAATCAAGTTACCCCGCAAATTCAAGCGTTACTACAGGAAAATTCCTTAGGTATTCCTTTAGAGGTAGATGTGGAAATTTGTTCCCCGTCATGGGCTACGAAGAAACCATTTTCATTGACAGAAGTAACGGTACCTGATACACTTAACGATTACATAGATTGGGATTAAGGAGACTATAATGGCTAAAGTGGGATTAAAGTTGGGGTTTACTTTTAGGGTAGGCCCACTAGAAACAAACCAGTACGCTCGTGTTGACTGCGAAGTGCATGATATCGACACAGACATGGATGTTGCAAAGCAACTCGAAGGCTCTGAGCTTGCACTTGGTCAAATTTGGGCGCAAGTTCGAGACGAGGTT